CATAGCATTAACGCCGGTTATAGCGGCTTTTGTGAGAGGAATATTGTGGATTCATGGAGTCCAAAACGCGTTAATTATGAAGAGAGAAAATTTGTTGGCTAGCTTTAGAATGCACAAGTATCAGATAATAGGACTGTTTGCTGCCATGACGACGGCGGTTATAAGTTGTAGAGTCTACTTAATGAGTAAACCGAGAGAAGAAGTTTATGAACCGACGATGTTTAACAATCATGAGATCCCAAAGAACAACCCCAGTGCTGACAAGACAATTAAGACATTATACCCAAAAGCGTCAATGGGAGTCCAAGATTTAAAGAGATGGGTACGGAAACACATACATGAGAAGATAGTTAAGATTCAAGTTAATTTAGAATCCGATGCTTATGGGACTCAGAATTACGCTACTGGATTTATGATTAAAGGTAATAGGTTGTTGGCTTGTGCTCACGTTCTTAAGAAAGAAAGATGTGCTTATAAGTTACTCTCCAAAGGTGGGGAAGTAGTGTATGGGATTAATAAGGTCCTTGAATCCACTGATGTAACTAGTTTAGTTACTGATTGTGTCATGGTGTACAATAGCGATGTATTGCCTGTTGTTGATTCTGGTAGATTTTTGTTACCCCAGCAGATGGTGCATAACACGACTGGTTCATGTGTGCTTGCATTTATGGATGGAGATTCTGTAGTTTATTTGCCGGCATCTTACATTTTTCATTCGAACGGTAAGATCCCTGTTAAATGTGGAGATTTAACAGTAATGACGTACTACAACGTAGATAAATGTGTTCCAACAGGCGCTAGTGGGGGAATATGTTATTCCATTGAGAACGGGAAACCATTCATCTTAGGGGGGATAATAGGATCTAGCGCTGGTCTTGGTAAAACACTAGTTATTCCCTGGATAGACAGAGATATCAATGTAGATGATCGTTTTGAAACTATGGCGGTTCCCCCAATTCCGGACAATTATGATGAGATCGTGGAAGCTGTCGGTAAGATCAAGCTAGATGATACGCAGAGAAATTACGCCAATGAATGGGGAACCCGAAGTAGCTTAGTAGCTAATACAGTTGGTAAAGCTGGAGTCAACAGAGGAGAGTTGGTGTCTTATGATCAAACAGGGGCTTGGAGAGTTAGACTTTCCGCATTGACTGGGATTGACGTTCCTAAATTCGTTAAGCCGCCGCTCAAGATTAGTGGGGTTAGCGCCATTGACGCTCACATTCAGAACCAACCCAATGAAGATTGTTTTCCAGATCATTATAGAATAGCTTTAGCAGAGTTGATGTTTAAAGTCAATGAGAAGAGATTTAGAGAAAGTAAGATGGAGGGACCTTTCATCTCTAATGTCGAAGCTCTCAGGGGTAAATCATTTGAAACTTTACCGCTTTCATCCTTGGCGTTAAGTACTTCTTCTGGATTTCCTTCTGGAGGGAACAAGAGAAACCATGTTATCCTGGCACCATTACCCGATGATGAACACAATTTTGTGCTTACTGATGAATTGTCTGATATGGCTGGATTACTAGAAGGAGTTATGGATTCAGACTATATTGTACCGACTCCAATGTGTATTGGGCTTAAAGCTGCTGAACCGAGAAAGGAAGGTAAGCCAATGAGGGTTTTCTTTTTTATGAATATGGTTATGACAATTCTAACTCGGAAGTACGTTTTCCCAGTGCTATCCTTGATCATAGGTGAATTCATGCAAACTGGTGTTGCAATTGGGGGTGTGACTTTCAACGAAGATGTTGTCCTGATGCTTAAGTCACTTGCCCCTGACGAGAGGAAGAGAAAGAATTATGCCGCTGATGGAAAACATTTTGATATGTCGCACTTTCGGCAGAATTGTCAAATGGTGCTTAGATTGGTAGAGTTAATTTTCGAAGCTAAGAATTGGAGTAGGACGGACTATCTTAAGTTTAAGAGATTTTATTTGTCTGTTGTTTTCTTTGCTTTCTGGAGAAAAGATTGCTTGCTTTACATGGCATGTGGGATGGCTTCTGGAGTTCCAGTGACAACGGTGATCAATTGTGTGATGAACCTATTTTGTATTCTTTTGTGGTGTTTGATGACTGCTAAAAGGAGGATTACCGAGAATGAAGAACTGAATGTTGAAGCTAGTCGTCTTTACACCAATGTTGGGAAATTACTTTATGGTGATGATGAAGTAGTGTCAATTCTTGAAGACGATGAGATGAGCATCGATGATTATGTCCAGGCTAGTAAGATGCTTGGATACATCAAGCAATCAGCTAATAAATCTGATAAAATCGAACCAGAGGAACTGTTTGAAGGAGTAGAATTCTTGAAGCGTACTTTCAAAGTTGTTGAATTTAGAGATAAGGAGTATGCTGTTATGGTTCTCAATTTTGTCAGCATTTACAAAATGTTGTTTTTTAGGGAGCCAAAAGCAACTATCACTGAAATGGATTGGTTTGACCAAGTATTCGATAATGCTCAATTTGAGGTGGCTTTTCACGGGCAAGATGTTTACGACCGATTTCACGAATTTTTTATGGCGTATAAGATGGAATTTGGCGTGAAAGCTGAGATCAAGGAGTGGTCGTATTGGATGGAGAAATTTCTGAGTGGGGTTGCTCCATACCAATATAATGGCTAATGGTGGCCACTGGCCACGCGAGGTTCTGAGTGGACCTTTACCTGAGTGGTATAAAGTCAAGCGGATGGGATCCGGGTCCCCTGGACCTTAAACTTTCGTCCTTATTGGGCCCTAACCACTTCTAGGAGTTATAGTGGTAAGCTGGTGAATCCAGCCGTTATTTTAATTTCGTTTGGTGTAAAAACGATCATTATCAGGCCCTTTAAGGGAAAACAACCATGAATAAAAATTTAAATACAAATACAAACAATATGAGTGATTCGAGCTCAAAAGAAATCGAAGGAAGTGTAGTTCGAGTAGAAGTTCCTACACAGAATATGAATGACGAGAACATAGACGGGATTCAAGTGAAATCTGATACAGGGAGTCAGCCAGATCCTAACTCAATCGGATCCGGTTCAGCGCATAACTTACGTAGAGACGTGGAGGGAGCGGTCTTGGACGATTCGTCGATGTGTGTGGTCATCCCTGGTCAGATGTATGGGGAGCCCCCAAAAGATATATTGCTACTGCAAGACTACTTCAGAAAGCCAGTGTTAATCTCAACTTTATCTTGGACAACAGCTACTACAGTGCAGAGTATCAACCCCTATGGTTTATGGGAAAACTTGGCAGTCATTAATTCTAAGTTTGGTTATTATAACAAGAGGTCGTATAACCTGAAGCTTAGCTTCTCGTTGGCAGCATCTCCTTATCACATAGGGGCTGCCATCATTGATTGGAATCCCAGTAATAGAGGTTCCGCAACTACTGCAGGTCATCAAGTAGGATATCAAAGAAGACATGTCCTACTTACTCCAGACCAGAGTTATTGGGAATTATCAATACCCCATTTTTCAAGTACCCCCTATAATGTTGGAAGCGCTGTATCGTTAACGTCAAAAGGAACTCTTTATTTCGCCCCACAGTTTGCTCTCGCTAGGGTAGATGGGGCTGCTCCTGGAACAGTATCAGTAGTGATTAGAGCCTGGACTGAAGATATGGTTTTGACGGAGCCATCGTTCATCCAGACGATGAAGAGTAATATTGGTAAAGCGGCTGAATCAGCAGTAAACGAAGGCGTTAGTTTTCTGAAGCCTCTTTTTAAAACGGCTGACTCTATTGCTCATTTACTTGGGTTTAGTGTAGTTAATGATACAAAGACGGGATCAATGTCGATGAAGAATGCTCCAAATTTGTCCTCAACTAGCGGGTCGAGACCAATAGAAGTTCTTACTACATCTGAAAACAACATGATATCTCCTTTACCGCTTAATTGTGGAATTTCTGATCCTTTAACAATAGCTTCGATTTGTTCGCGTAGAGGTTTAGCAAGGCTTGTGACTACTTACACTACAACTTCTTTGGTTGGCGATGTCTTAGTTAATATCCCTGTTACTCCTTTGGTAGCATATTCTAGTATAGGATTTACACCTCTTGGATATGTTTCAAACCTTTTCAATTATTGGGTTGGTAGTATTGCATTTACAATCACAATCATTAGTAGTCCTTTACAACAAGGTGCTATTTTGATAACCCACGAACCTAGTGATAACCAACCAACATCAGGGAATAACTCACAAGCCGCTTCGACTGCTAGGAGTTGCATTATGGACATTAGTACATCGAAAAAGAAGACGGTCCTGGTATCCTCAGTTGGAGGAACCAATGAACTTCTATTAACCAGAATCACTTCATCTGGTATCTCTACAGATGCTCCTCTTGCAGTTTCTGCTACAACTTATGACGTTGGTTCAAACGCAGGATTTCTTTCTATTAGCGTTAATAAGGCTTTGATAGCACCTGGAGCTTCTTCTTGTTACATTATAATTGAAGTTGCAGCAGGCCCAGACTTTCAGTTGATCGATTATTGTCCAGAG